AGGATGAGTGACCTTTCAAAACACTTGTTTCCTTGCGTTTCCTCCCCATGTTGCATGGGCGATGAGGAAATCAAGCAACTGCACACACGATATCTTGGAGGCACGGACGCCCCCGTTCCCTCGCAGTTCAGCGAGAACGTCAAGAGATCGTTCCAATCCATGCCCGTCATTGATCCGGTGGCACCGATCGATGATAGCATGAGCGGCCACTCCCACCCGGTGGCCGCCCATGTTCGTCGGCAAATTTTGCACAACATCTTCGACGTGGTTGCCAGAGCCGGTGCCAGCCCGTTCAAGATAAACATCAACGATCGTGACCGCCGCATTGGGTACAAACGTGGCAGTGTCCTGTACGACCGCTACAAGGACGTCAAGAACCCCCATGCAGTGACCGGCCCCGAAAGGCAGAGGTCGTCGTCCTCCACGATTGCTACACCTACGATCTGGAGTCGCACCTCCTGCACGATCCGCGCATCTACATCATCTCCACCTTCCAGCCCCGGCGCATGGGCTCGGCCAACACAGAGGAAAACTACCGCTTCCACTTCAATGACGGCAACTTGGTCATGCACGTCAATGGAGGCGGTGGGGGTTCTCACGACACCAAGTCCGGCTACGTCGACAAGATTCCTGAGTTCATCGGGGACCATGTCTACGTCAGAAAAGTGTCCCTCTGTGGCCTCAAACGCCGCACCGTCATCTACAGCGTCGAGCGCAAACAAGTCAGCACAAACAACGCTGTCTTTCTGCTCACACCCATCAAGATCTACAAGGGCTGCAAATCACGCATCGCCGACCTCCTGGAGTCATGCAACAAGTTCCGCTTCTTCGACCCGAGGGACCGCACGTCTGATGGCACTTTCAACGTCGCGCAGATCCAACTCACGGGCTTCGAAAAGAACTACCTCACCTCTGCCGCACAAGCCACCTACAAGAAGAAGGGCCATGGCGAAAACGGCATCAAGTGTGATACTGTTCTCATTAGTATCGCCCGCGAAGGCGAGGAACTGTGCGCCACAGTGCCGCTCACGATGTACCAAGGCCTCCTCAACTACGCCAAGGTGTCAGCGAGCTCCAACGGCATCACCATCGTCACCACCCGCAACGCAACACAGGCTTACTGCTCGCCAGCAGAAGCCGACCTCCTCACGGCCTACCTCCGCGCGCAACCCGGGGTCACCAAGTCCGTGCTCTACATCGTCCCCACCCCGGGAGAGTACCCCAAACCCTCGCCGGTCTACGACACCCTCTACGACCACGTCAACGATGTCAAACCGATCGTGAAGATGATCGACTTCATGCCGCCACTCCTCCGTGAACACGACTACGTTGCGTCCCAGTCCGATGACATGCACCACACCGGCATCAAACGCCGCCTCATCGAGCCGCGTGAGACTGGTGATGACATCCGCAGTAAGGCGTCTGCCATGCTGCGCGAAGTGGGCATCCAGCCCTGGCGTGTCGCCCAGGCAGCCAAAGAGTTCCATGAGCTCGAGCTTCGCCGCGTCCGCGAGTACTATGGCCTCAAGGCCGATGAATACTTTGAGCCTCTCGATGAAGACACCACTATCAAACAGGCCAAGACGCCCGCGCAAGCTCGCAAGTACCGCGAGGGCTTCTCGTACGGCCCTGGCGATGGTCTCGAAACTGACAGGAGCATGCTCAAGGCCGAGGCGCAGTCATTTGGCCACCCGCGCATCATCGTGCCCACCAACGCCACCTACGCCGCCAAGTACGCCCAATACGTGGTGGCTATGAAGACGTACCAAGGCGCCGCTCTCGGCGACAGGCGCCACGGCTCGGTCGTTGGATGCCAACCTGCTGAGATCGCCGAGCGTCTCGCGGCTCTGGCGTCACGCCCGGCCCTCGCTGAGCCCGCGCACGACCCCATCGAAGGCGAAGGCATGTACAACATCGACTACGAGAAAATGGACGGTCGTGTAGATGCGTTTCAGACCCAGGACGCGATTGAAAAGCAGATTGCCTACTTCGGCCCGAAACACGAGGCCACCATCAGGAAGTGCGCAGCCAACACGACCAACACGTGCATCATCGCTGCAACAGCACTCGTGAACACGGGCACTGCCCAGCGCTCAGGGCGTGGCGACACCTCTGAATCCCAGACCGACCGCGGCATCAAAGACGAGTTCGCATACTGGCGCTGCGTCCCGGCCGGTGTCAGCATCTCCGGGCGCCCGATCTACCTCACGCCGGAACAGGCGTGGGAGAAGATCGGTCTCAATATGGGCGACGACAAAGCCACCCGCCTCCGCAAAATCAAGGCATTCGAGGCTATTTGCGCCTACTTTGGCCACAGCGTCAAGCACGAGTACGTCCCCACTGACGCGGAGCTCAACGGCGCTCCGCGACGGACCTACGTCACCTTCATCAACCGCATCTACTCTCCTCTCATTTTCAAGGGCTCAGTCGCATCTATCGCATGCCCGCGCAGGGCTATGCGCAAGATCCACATGACCCACGTCAACAACGCCAACGTCCCTGCGGCCACCAAGCTTGTAGAGAAGTGCCTCAGCATCTTCCTCAACGACTCCATGACGCCATTCTGGGGCAAGTTTTCTCGCCTGCTCCTTGAGGCTAAGGGCATCCGGACCCGCGCAGACGCACACGAGCAGATCATTACGGACGCTAACAACATGCAATCCTTCAATGCCAAGCAGATCAACCACTACCTCAACGCCTACCCGCAACTCAACGAACCCGAGGGGTGGATGCAGGACGCGTTCGACCACGACTTCGACCACTTATTCAACTGGCACACGGCCAATGAATGGCTGGGCAAGCTCGAGCGTTCGAAGGGCTCCATCCGCATCGCCACGGCACTTAGCCCACCTATCGGTGGCCTTAGTTCGACAGAGGACAAGGAGGTCGACCAGAAGGGCTACGTCCTCATCGACGGCGACTATTGCAATGGCCAGCATGAGGGCCAACCAAAGCCGTGCTCCCTGCCCACGAAGCAAGAGACAAAAGCCGACAAGAAGATGGTGGCAATCAAACTGGCGGACGCCAAACACGTCACCACCAATGCGACCAAGCTGCTAGCCACAAATCGCAAGGGAGCGATCGTGGTCAGCGTCTCTGGCACTGGCAAATCCCATTACGCTGCCCACAACCCGTTCTTCGAAGGCGTCAGCGTCATCGACACTGACACCATTGTCGAATATCCGTCAGTTGCCAACTGGTGGACGATCCCCGAGCTCCGTGACGATGTCAACCAGCGCCACGCGAAGGAGATCGCCACCCTGGCCGCCCACAACAACGCCATCTATCTCGTGCCCGATGACTACGGCGGCATCCTTCAGCCGGACGTAATCGTTGACTGTGACCAGCTGATCCACTATCGCTATCTCAAGTCACGGCAGGACGAACGGCCTGGGGCAGGTCAACCAGGTGTCGGCGATCTTACAACCCTGCAGGAGATCACCAAGGAGATCATCAACCGGTGGCCCAACACAACCGTCTGTCGCCACCTCGCTGAGGGCGCCCTCTACGGGTACGCCGCAGTCAAGAATGCGTCTGATGAGCCACCTAGCGCCCCGCCAGCCACTCCTCCACCGCAGCCAATGGAAGAAGATTCCGAGTCCGGTTGCTCAACCCCTGTGTACAGGCCCAAGTCTCCCACGTTCTGCACTGACATCGATGTCTCAGAGCTAGAGGACGCCCTGTCGCAGGTCGATGAAGGTCTCGACACCCCGTATTACGCCAAGCGGGTCAAGAGTAACGCTGGGTCAGCCGCATACGATGAAGCTGGCGTCCACTACGCTGCTTACCAACATGTTGCAGCCATGAATCGGCAATTCAAGCGCAGGACGGGCCAGCTCTGGGTCGCGTACGACACAGGCGACAAGACGTACCGCCCCGAGGGCTGCTACGACTTTACACGTGACGACTGCGCCTTCGGTCGATCGTGCAGGTACAGGCACGATATACCCGGGCAATGCAGGTCAGTGAACGAAGGGAAACCTTGTCGGCGGCCAAACTGCGAGTACAACCACAGCCAGGTTGACCCGCTGAAGATTGAGGGCTATTTCGACGATCGCTAGATGGCCATGTCCGGAACGACATTAAACTACCACTCCGCAAAGAGCCTAAACTATTGTACATACTTAATAACAACAACTCTCAGTCCGTGACGACTCATAAACTATCAATGGTTTCCGGCATCTGAGCAAGATGTAAAACATGCTAGACCGTTATTTATCTCCCTTTCCGGCCGGGGAGTTTGAAACCCTTTGCACAGCAACAACACAACCAACAACAACACCAACCAACACCTCTATGGCTCTTGCACCATGGGCGGGTCCCATAGTCGAGGACCTCGCCACGGGCGAGATTCTGCCAGTCATGGGCGAGGCTGCTTCCCTTGTCCCCTACGTCGGCGGCGCAAAGCAAGCCGCCAAGCTCTGGCCCGCCATCCGCAATGTGATGACCCTCAAGGACCTCTCGGACGCAGGCCGCTCGATTGTCCGACATGTGCGGAAGTTAACCGGCAAACGCCGGACGCAGGCGGCGAAGCAACTTGCTACTCGTGTTACATTGCCGGTCTCGACCGTGCGTCGCCGTCCGGGCTATGGCATGAACACTCGTACCAAGACGTCTGGCCCTAAGCGTGGCCGCATCCGTGGCGGCACATCCAACGTCTTCACCGTCTCGCGCACGGAGGAGATCATGATGGTCACTTCGTCTGATGACCCTCTCGTCACCATCATCCCAGTGTCGCCGCGCTCGGCAGAAATGTCCGAGTTCCTCGTCGGCATCGCGCACAACTGGCAACGCTACCGCATCAACGGCATCAAGCTCGACTACAGTCCCCTTGGCGGCGATGACGTGGTTGGCAGAGTCGGCTTCGGCTGGTTCTACGACCCGTCGTTGCCGCCGCCCCAGGACATCGCCGACCTCGTCAGCTCTACCAACACCAAGTGGCGGTCCTACAACGCCTCATTCAGCGAATCCGCTGACGCCCGTCAGTTCTCCAACAAGCTCTACGTCACGTCGGACGGTGGCGATGATCGCTGGACTGAGGGCGGCTACATTGCCATCATCTCGTCCAACGGCCTCAATGCTGACAACGGCTCCGAGCGTGGCGTCATCACCATCACCTACGAGTTCGAGTTCATGGAGTTCGCGCCCCTGCGCGAGTACGTCGTCGGAGCTGGCCACATCTACCAGTACGACTCCGGCGCCAACACGAACGGCCGGCTCTTCGGCACTCCCGAGACCTACGAGACGACCATGATCCAGGGAGACATCAGTGTCCAGGCTCTCCCCGTCCCGTCGACTGGCACACCCTACGACTACATCGTCGTCCCCAATCCTGGCGTCTATCTCATGCGCCTCGTCGTGGCAGGTGGCTCTGTCTGGACGCTCGGCACCGATCCTCTCGGCCGTGACCCTCAAGGCGTCTTCATGCCGTTCCCGAACACCGGCCACCACTTCGAACTCGCTCCTCTGCAGGCCCAGGTCGTGCAGCAGACCGGCGCTCACGGCCTCGGCTACGCCCTCGTTACTACTTTCCTGTGCTGGGTCAAGGTCCCGAATGCGGCGTTCAACTTCGCCACCCTCACCGCCGAGTCTGGCACCTGCACAGGCGGCACCCACACCACCGCCCAGCTCACCGTCACCCTCTACCCTGACTTCGAAGACGTCTTCACTACTTCGGCTGCGCTTGCCGAGGTTCACGCGAAGCGCTACCAAGCCCAGTCCGAACATGCTGCCCGCCTCGGAGCCCTCGCCCACGGCTCTGAAGCCCACAACGGCGAGATCCGCCGCATCCTGGCTGAACGCAAGTCCCGTCTGACTCACCGACGCACCGCGCCACTCAACAACCCTCCCGACTTCGACGTCACGTCTCTCGCTGACGGATGCCAGTAGAGCGCCTCCACACTCAACACCACCGACACCAACACCAACAACCCCAACCGCAGACAGCTACGAGCCCTGCGATCACACCAGTGTCCTGTGCAGACACCGCCCTACGGGGCTAACCATTTCGGAGTCAACCGATCAAAACCTGGAGCCAACCAGTTAAACACCGACGACTTGTCGGCTGGGCAAATCGCGCCCCGAGACCCAAACTCGTTAAAATGGACACCCCCCGCCTAGTTAGTACAGCATGATGGATCATGCGCTCACATCACACGTGAGAGAACCGGTTCGATTCCGAAGTAGGCGCGTCGGGGGCAAGAAGCCAATAGTGCACCCTACTAACAC